AAGCCTTCGGCAGTGCAACGGTGAAAGCCTTCGGCAGTGCAACGGTGAAAGCCTTCGGCAGTGCAACGGTGAAAGCCTACGACAGTGCAACGGTGGAAGCCTACGACAACTCCTATGTAGAAGATTGTACAGGTAATATAAGACCGGAATCTGATTACGCAATAGTCAAAGATTACTACAACCATAAGATATATATCAAAAAAGGAGAATTTGAGATTATAGAGGTTTGACCTATGCCGCATCAAAGGTAGTGCTATTACCGTACTAAAAGCCGTGAGAGAAGCGAAGTGTGCACCGCTTCCCTTTAACCTTGTACGGGCGGTTTAAAAACACAATACAATGGAAAATGAACTTGAAGAACTGTACAAGGAGCTGAACGAAGTCAAAGCTTGCGATTTGGACTATCTTCCCAAGTATGGGTATTCTTCAAAAGAAGAAATCATTCAGCTTATAGAGGAAGACATTGAGGAGTTGCGCGCAGAACTCGAATGTAATCAATATGATTATACACCTGAAGAACTCGAAGACGAAAGGATGTTTCTTTGCGTTAGTCAAGGGCTACCAAGATATTGTTAAACTTAATATTATAAAATAATGCCAATCGTAAAAAAGAATGACGTTCTACCTGAACGTCCTGTTATTATTGTATTGTACGGAACACCAGGAGTTTAGAATATACATTTTACAATAGCAAACTACTTATTTATTATGCCGAAGAAAAATACGCTTGATGATTTTATTAACAAAGCACGTACTATTCATGGTAATCTATATGATTACTCACGTGTTGAGTATGTGAACAATAAAACTCCTGTTGAGATAGTATGCAACAAACATGGCTCATTTTATCAAAGACCGGATAGTCACTTAAATGGGAAGGGTTGTGCTTTCTGTGGGTTAGACAAGCATAGGACATTATTGTTTGGAGTAGGCATAAATGACCTATACTTAACCAAGACCTGCACCCTGTATAGGGTATGGAAAGGAATGCTGGAAAGATGTTATAGCTCTGATGGGAAATATTCATCATACAAAGATTGTAGTGTTTGTGAAGAATGGCACAAATTGAGCAATTTTAGAGATTTCTTTGATAAAAACTATATAGAAGGATTTGCTCTTGATAAAGACTTTATCATACCTAATAATAAGGTTTACAGCCCATCCACTTGCATATTTATACCAAAAGAGATAAACTCTATACTTGTTAAATGTGGTAGAGATAAAAACGGTAAACTGCATGGAGTGAATTTCAGTAAAAGACTTGGGAAGTATGTATCAAATGTTAGCTTTTTGGATAAATGTAAACGCATTCACATTGGTGTGTACGATACAATAGAAGATGCTGAAAGTGCCTACATTTCCAAGAAGTTAGATATAATAAAATCTGTTGCAGACAAATACAAGGATGCACTTCCTGTAGAAACATACAAGTTGATTATAAACCATAAATTTTAAAATATGCCTATACTTAAAAAAAATGACGTTACACCACGTCGTCCAGTAATAATTATGATTTACGGACAGCCCGGTTCGGGCAAAACTTCCATTGCAACAACAGCAGAAAATCCGGTTATCGTTGATACAGACAAGGGGTATGACCGCTCCGTTCAACGAGCTGATACGCTCATAGCTACAAAATGGGAAGATGTTATTGCAGAGCAAAATGCAGGAACATTCGACAATTACAAGACTATTGTTCTCGACACCGTTAAAGGTTGTACGGATGATTACCTACAAGTTTATGTTACAACACTTGACTACAAGTTGCAGAGAAACGCATTGAAGCGGTTTGGGGCAATGGCTGACCAATTCAAGGCTTTCGTAAACTTCTTGCGGTCAAAAGGTTGCGATATTGTGTTTATAGCACATGACAAAGAAACGCAAGAAGGTGATGTTATAAAGCACTCGCCAGACTGCACAGGTCAATCTAAGGATTTGCTGATACGCATAGCTGATGAGGTTGGATATATCTTTATGGAGAACGGAGAACGTAAAATCCAATTTAGCCCTGATGAAACGCATATCGGTAAGAATGTTGCGGAATTACCTGTCACAGTTATACCTAATGCAGCGGAACCCGAATTTGCGAACTTTATGGCAAAATTGATAGAGCAGGTAAAAGATGGCATTCAGAACAAATCTGAATCAAATCGTATTGCCCATGAACAACTTGCCGAAATCCGTGAGCAGCTTTCCGCAGCCATGACCGATGAGGATATTGTCGCTCTGATGGCAGCTACAAAGGAACTTCCGAAGGTGATGCAGAATCCGTTCTTTGCCGAAATGCAGAAAAACCTTGCGACAAAGGGTTACGTCTTTGATGCGAAACAGAAGAAATTTGTGAAGCAATGAAAAAGCCTCTTATAAGGGTCACTCAGTTAGAAGCCTTCCGACGATATATAGAGCAATCCGAATACGCTAACTATGAGATAACCGAGCAATCGGTTATTGAAAGCATAACAGGTGTGTTTGAAGGGAACACCTATACAAAAATCGGAAGTGCTTTCCATAAAATTGTAGAAGAAGGTACACCGCAATGCGAGAAAGTAGAAGCAGGCGAGCGTACCTTCCTATATTATGGGAAAGAACAGAAAGAGCATATACCGTGCGGCAGGGCATTCGATATTGAAGGGAACAAGGTGATATTGGACGTTCCGCAGCGCAAGGTAGCTCTTGCGTACCGTAACGAACACCCCGATGCGTTCCACGAGATAAGGCTTTACAAGGACTTTGGCGATGCGGTTGTTACAGGTTGTGCCGATATGATAGATGGAGTTGAGATAAGGGATATTAAGACCAAATACTCCACACCGTCTGATGCGGATTACATCAACTCCTGCCAATGGAGATTCTATCTCCAATTATTCAATGCAGATGTATTCCATTTTGATTTGTTTGTATTTGAAGGATATGATAAAGAGAAGCATGGATATGATGTCAGAGGTATTCCGTTGAAACGTTATGGTCCTGCAATAACATGCTATCGCTACGATGGTATGGAGCAGGATAATTATAATCTGCTTCGCTCCTTTCTTGAATGGGCTGAATACAGAGATTTGACCAAGTATTTACTTAAAGAAACAATAGAATAGAAAATGAATTTAACCGGAAGCGTAAATTTGCTAAAGCTCGAAAAAGTGGGCATAGCAACAATTAAGAATAAGAAATGCGTTGTCATTCCTATAGAAGAAAACGACCTTTATGTAAGTATGGACGAGAACCTGAAAGCAAAAGCCGTCTATCTTAACGTTAATATTAATGAGCGTAGAGAGCCGAGCCAATACGGAAATACCCATTACTGCAAACAATACTTATCAAAGCAGTATAAGGATGCGAACAAGACAGAAGCAGAAGCCAAGTCAAAGGTTTACTTGGGAGACTTCAAGCCTTATGAGTTTGAGGGTTCCGGGAATGCTGCGGCTACGGTGGAAGCGCCAACCTTACAGACCGACGGGGAAGACGACCTTCCGTTCTGATGTGTAACCTATAAACATATAATATCATGCTGTACGAATTTAAGCTAAAAGTAAACAAGGTTAACGAGAAAGGCGATGAAAAGGAAGTCACCGAACATTACATAACCGATGATGAACTTTTCGGTCATGTGGAATTGAAAGGCAATGAGCTATACAACGGTGAGTGTGATGTTTTCGCAATCAGCCGGAGTAAGATACGTGAGATTGTCAATGAGAAGCAGGAAGATGAGTTCTTTTATAAGGTCACTCTTGTTGAGATTTTCGTAGACGAAAACGGGAAAGAAAAAGAGAACAAATATTATGTTCTAATAGCTGCAAAAGACATGGACGATGCCAACAAAAAGGCAGCGGAATACATGAAACAGGGGCTTCAAGATATGAAGCTGGACGCTATTGCAAAGACAAAGATTTTAGACTTGATATAATTAATCGAAAGCCCTCTGCTCACGCAGAAGTCCCGTGAAAGGTTCGGGTTAAGTGATTTAATTTCAGCTAACAGTTAACTATCCCGGTGTGGCTTGACCGCCTATCCGGGAACTATTTGTTAACCTGCCTGTCCGGTCTGTGAAGATTGGGCGGGCAAAAATGGTGGTATGGCGGAACAACGAGAGACGCTAAAGTGAAGCTCTTATAGATAGGTTGGTAAGTCAATGTGTTACGGTTAGCCGTAAAAAAAATTCAAACCACTGAGTTAATAACGGGTAATGCCGAATAGACCGCAATGTCAATGAATAAACTACTTGGTGAAAGTCCAAGAAAAACTCCTATCATGCAGGTGCAAGTCCTGCTACCACCTCATAAATGTGAGCCACACGTAAATGGCATGGGTTAGTAATAATGGTTGTGCCCTGGAGAATACGCTTCGGGGCTTTAATAAAAAACATCATGGAAACAAAAGAAATTACCAAGACTATTTACACTGCAAATGACGGGAAAGAGTTCTTAACGAAAGAAGATTGCGAAAAGCATGAAAGGTTTGTTGAAGAAATACTTTCACGTATTAAGTATTTCTGTATCAGATGTAATCCTGACTTAACAGAAACAGGAAATTTCTCTCATAAAATATATGTGGCTGTGTTTTCTAAACATTACCTATATAAAGATATTGCATTTCAATGGGCTTTAAAGAAGTTTGGTACTTACTTAGGGGAAAGCGTAATGGGATATGGCTTCCAACCCCATTTTAATGTAAGTGAAGTTTCTAAAGAAGAATACGAAAACTGCCCACCTACTGAATGGGGAGGCTCGAAATTAGAAAGTGAGAAAATATTCCTTAGTCCCAAATCGGTAGAAGGATTTCCTGAAAACATTGACTACATGGAAGAATGGGGATTCAAATAAAAACTTGAATGAAACTTACAATAACCAAATCCGAAGGTGCAATCATTCAGAAGCTTATCGCAGACCGAAAGTCAGACATTCATAATATTGGAGGTGACAGCAAGCAGGCAGAGCGTCTAAGTAAGCTGAACAAGAAGATTGCAAGGCAGATAAAGAAACAATACAAGACATGAGTCCTTACGTAATAACTTCTGCGGTTCTTATTACTTATGACGGAAAGAAGATACCATTGGAAAACATAGAGAGTGAAATAATGACCCGACCTATCCAGTTGACTAAGGAGAGGATACTCGATGCTTTCTCCACGATGAAGGACAAGCCGGTGAATGTTGAACTTAAAATAAAGCATATATGATATGGAATATAAAGCTGCCATAAAAGGTAACGCCCCATCAAAGGCTAATTGCTACAAGATAGTAACCATTAACGGACACAGATGTTTGGCTAAGACTCCTGCATTAAAAAAATATGAGGAATCTTTTATTTGGCAGGCTGGAAAGTTGAGGGATTTGAATATAAACGAGCCGTTTGAGTTCCACATTGACGTGTATTATCCGAGCAAACGTAGTGATTTGGATAATGTATTGAAACTGCAACTTGACGTGTTACAGCGTATAAAGTGTATAAAGAACGATAATAACTGTTGCCTTATCCATGCACGCAAATTCGTTGATAAGGACAATCCTCGTGTCGAGATTGTGATTAAGACTTTGGATTAAAAAAATATAGTTTTCCTTTGGCATTTTGATTTGAGTGTGTATCTTTGCGGTGTTTTCCCGCCAAGAAAACATCTTTATTAGCTTAGATATATGGATTTTTTATATCCATTCGACAGATTATATCTATAAATATAGGCTGTTCGTATTCCCTTGTGAACTATGTATCTTTGCTGATAGTAGTGTTTCTTGGCGGAAAACAGGGAAGCGGACAGCTTTCTTTTTATACATAACTCAAATTCTAATCACAATGCCAAGAAACTTAGAATTGGAGAATGGGAGAATAATATGTACCCCACAATCTACGTTAGTTGCTAACGAGAAAGCAACAACTCTATCCTTATCTTCTTCAACCGAAGAAATCAAACGCTATTTCAAAGCTATTTTAGAACTTTCAAAACTGAATGTTCCCTACCCTGTTAACCTTGATAGTTGCTGGATGCTTGCCTATTCAAGAAAAGATAATGCGACTAAAGAATTAACTAAAAACTTCATCCAAGACGTTGATTATCAAGTTTTGCGCCAAAAAGCGGAAAACCCAAAAGGCGGCAGACCAACAATAGAATACCACCTCTCCGTCTCCTGCTTAGAATACTTCATTGCCCGCAAAGTTCGCCCCGTATTTGACGTGTACCGTGAAGTCTTTCACAAGGTGAATGAGATTGCGCCAAAGGTTGTAAAATCAAGCGCAGCCGACAAGCGGAAAATCGCAAAGCTCGAAAAGGAACTGGAGTTTACGAAACAACTTCTCGAATGGACAAGATGGAGCGAACGCAGGGAGATTGAATTAAAATGCTCGTGCTTCTCTTTCCTCGTAAAGACGAAGCAGTACGATAAGTGGGCGGAATACAGAAGAACGGGGATAGTCAAGAAGTAACAACCATGATTGAAATACTTATCGTGTTTGGTAGTCTTTTATCGGGCTACCTCACTTTCCGAAAAAAGGGAGAGAAACTTTTCTATTGAGCAAAATCTAAAAAATTAAATATTATGAATACTTCAATTATTAAATTCGATTACAACGGAAATATAATTCCTTTTGAGAAAGGGAGTGATGTTATGGTAAACCTTACGGCTATGGCGAAAGCCTATCCCGATAAGAATTTATCCACAATTGTTAACTCGCAGGAAATCAGCGATTATTGCACATCACTTTCCAAACTAAAAAATTTTAGTTTGGCTGATTTACTGATAGTTAAGAGAGGTGGAGATAATCCAGGCACTTGGGCACACCGTCTTGTCGCTATTCGTGTTGCACAAAAACTAAATTCCGATTTAGCGGTATGGGTGGATATGAGAGTAGATGAGCTTCTTAAATACGGTATGACCGCCACGCAGCCAACTTTGGAGCAGATGATAAACAACCCCGACCTTGTTATCAGCCTTGCCACGCAGTTAAAGAATGAGCGTGAGGAAAAGCAAAGAATGGCTTGCGAAAATCAAATTCTCAAAGAACAGAACAAAAATATAATTGAAGAAACCAAACCTGCTGTAACCTTTACAAACGCATTTAGTGGAGCGGAAAATTCATGCCTTATCGGAGAGCTTGCAAAATTAATTGCGCAGAATGGATACGATATAGGCGAAAAAAGATTGTTTGCATGGATGCGTAAAAACGGATATTTGGGCAAGCATGGAGAAAGATATAACGTGCCAAATCAGAAATACATAGAACAAGGGTTGTTTGTAATCAAAAAAGGCGTACGCTCTGGAAGTAATGGCGTTTTACATACGACATTGACTACAAAAGTTAGTGGCAAAGGACAAGTTTACTTCGTGAACAAATTTCTTAATACCATATAGAAAGTAATAATATGAAAACAATAAAGCAGCAATCAGAAGAGTATGCGTTGAAATATCCTTCCGAAATCCGAAATGAAATAGCGAAAGCATGGATAGACGGGAGAAACTCAATAAGGAAGAAAGAGGTACTTGACCTCTATTTCGTAGAGGAAGAATACAAGGATATATTCATATACTGGCTCAACTACAAAAAAGAGAGGGGGCAGCCATACAAGCAGACCGGAGCAGAGGCATGTTACCGGAAGCTATTAACTCTTTCGGGAGGTGACAAGCAGATGATGATTGCAATAATAGAGCAAAGCATGAGTAATAATTACCAAGGGTTATTTCCACTAAAAGACAATGGGAACAGAAATCACACTAACAAGCAAGGAAATAGCGGTTCTATCTTCCAGGCAGCTGATTGCTATCTGCAAGAACATCAGTAATGAGATAACTTCCATAAGCCAAGCGATAAACGCACCTCCCATACAATTATCACAATGGAGGAAAGATAACGAAACCTGCATAAAGGCGGTTCTTGTAAAGTTCATAGAAGGTACTCTGTTGTTTTACGGCCGTAGCCGCGAGGATATGAATGACTATCAAGTAGCATCCATTGTAAACTCTATCCTTGACAAGTATTATTATTTCAGAATTGAGGACGTTTGCCTTTGTTTTAAACGGGCAAGGGAAAACTCATCATACGGTGGATTTTATGGCAAAATAGACGGTTCTGTCATCATGAGCTGGTTTGCCACTTACGATAAGGAGCGGGATGAAGTGATACACTCAATGCCGGAAGAAAAAATTAATGTTTTTACTGGAGAAGAGTATAGCCGAGAAGAGTACATTGAGATGTTGAAAGCTAAGATAGCCGGTGGAGACCTGTACGCAAACGAAGCATTGCGGCGTGTTGGTACATTCGAGCGTATAATGTTTGATAGACGTGGAGAGTATGCCAGTTATAAGTATTGGCGAAAGCATAAATTTGACAATAAAGTATGAGACTTACAATATGTTGGACGACAAGAGGCAGGCAAAGACGCTTTTACTATGATATATGCAAAAAGTTTGGCATATCGGATTACATGAGTGTTAATCATGAGACGCCATGCGATATAAGGGATGAAGATATGGAACTGTTGAAGGAATGCGAAAAACGAGGGTTTATCCAAATAAGAAACAAACGGTAAATAATCATGGACATAGAGATTGAAAAGAAAATCGAACAATTGGAGTGGCAGCGTGACAATGCAATGCGTATACGCTGCCCGTTGGTGGCAAGGAAGTATCAGCGCATGATTGATGAACTTGCAAAAGAGAGTAGAAACAAGAATATGAACAAGGCAGAACAGACAAGGCAATGACTACCGACACGGCAAATCAGATAATCAGCAAATATGAGAGTCTTGTAGTTCTGTGCACCTACAACATACTGCTCACGAACGACATCTGTTGCGGGAAGGTTATCGAGTGTCTGCATGCGATGAAGAGAACGCCTTATTACAAACAGGCATTCAAGCGATATTTGAATGATGCCGATAAGGCAAGAAAGGAATGCGAGCGTACTGTAAACAGCGTTATCGGTTCAGACCGGAGCGAGTTTTTCGCCGACTGCAACGACAAGTATACGGAAGAAGTGAACAAGCACGTGGATATGCTGTATTGGCAGTTCAAGCAGGTTCTCGACGATAACGGCATATCCCATTCCGCAGAGATTGCAAGGTTCGAGCTTGCAAGGACATTGTGTGATTACTCCTGCATCCAGTTTGACGAAAGGATTAAAGAACTTCGGAAGAAAGATGCACGGTTCAACGGATTTACGTTGGAATACCTGAAACTTTCAAATGTGGCAAGGGTGATGAACCTTGCTTCCGACTGTTTGAAAATCGGGAAAACGGTCAATATGAACACAGAGCGGTGCACAGCAGCGTTTGATGTGCTGGTAAGAAAGCTGTCGGATGCGGATAATATTGCCAACGCGATAAAAGTTTAGTGAGATGAAACCTATTTATAACCTTATAACCCTCCTCATGGACTGGCTCTCGGTAGAGGTTGGAGCGAATGAAGAGTGGTTCTGAATTATGGAAATGAAGAAAAGCGAATTGACACACGGCTCTCTGTTTAGCGGCATTGGCGGTTTTGAATTAGGTGCCGAAATGGCAGGAATTGACACTTTGTGGAATTGTGAGATAGAAAAATTTCAAGGTGAAATATTAAAAAACAAATTTCCTCATGCAGAAAGATTCACAGATATTACAAAAACAACCGGACTCCGATATGTGGACATCATTAGTGGAGGATTTCCGTGTCAAGACATCAGTGTTGCCGGAGAACGTGAAGGTATTAAGGGAAAGCGCTCCGGGTTGTGGAGTGAGATGTACCGAATTATATGGGAAGTTAGACCTAAATACGTCATCATTGAAAATTCGCCAGCTCTCACTATTTCCGGTCTCGAACAAGTCCTATGCGACCTTTCCAAAATCGGGTATAATGCGGAATGGCAATGTATATCAAACTACGCTTTTGGATACCCACACAAAAGGGAAAGACTTTATCTTATTGCCTACTCCAACAAAATCGGATTACAAGGCGACGTTTGCAAATATGGAAGCATTAACTCGATATTTAAACAGTGGACATCAGATACGAGTGTCGGATATACTTGCGCAAAAAGGATTCTTGAAATCCCAGCGCATAGCATTGTTAGAAATGATGATGGGTTTCCCGATTGGTCACACAGAGTTGGAAGTATCGGCAATGCGGTAAATCCAACAGTGGCAAAATATTTATTTGAATGTATTAAGATTTTCGATAAACAATTAGCGTAAAACTAAATAGAAAGGAGTTGAAGAATGAAAAAGGACATCAAGGAAGCAATAAAGGAACATCTTTATGCAAATACGTTTGTCACAGACTCGAATAATCCGGGTTTTGTAGATAGATTTTTTGAACACACTAAAGCTGCTGAATGGGGTGCGAACTGGCGAATCAACAGCGTATGGCATAGTAACAATCGAACGTATAAAGCACAAAAAACAGCTTTGGTTATATTCAAAAACGGCAAATCCAAGGTATATGATAACCTCACTGATTTGACAATCGAAAGTCTTTGGGGTGAGGTAGATAGATTTGCTTACATCGAAGATTTACTACCTAATATGGAGGATTAAATCATGAAACCAATTTTGCTTCAAGCAAGTTGGAAAAGATTGTGAACTACATAAATCAGAACATTCAATAAGGATAAGTTATGAAACAGATGGTAGAAGAAGCAGCAAAAGAGCATCAAAGTAAATTTGAAACATGTGACGGCGAAGGCACGTTAGTCGGATTTGCCAATGGAATGCATAAGCAGAGTTATGAATCTTTTATCGCTGGTGCCGAATGGCAGGCAAAGCAATCCCCGTGGGTGAGCGTTGAGGAACGGTTGCCAGAAAATGAAGATAGAGTATTAGTGCTTTGTAAGATGAAGCGCTTTAACAGCTATTTTACGTTGTTAAATAACTATATAGATGGGGAATGGGAAACAAAAACATTGGCGTATTATGATACGATAGCTTGGATGCCCATCCCCTCTTTCGATGAGATACTCGAAGTCAACAAGGATGTACTGGAACGGATTAAAGAGAAAGAAGACTGAATTATGGATAAACAAACCAACAATATTTGCTGTGAAAAATGCAAGCATTATCTCCATGTGGTAGATAGAGAGAACCGTTCTCGCGGATATGTATGTGCTTTATGGCTGGACGGGATAGCTGGTAGTTTGGACTGGTTCTATCCGGATGTGAAATGTTTCGAGAAAAATACAAGAGATGGAAAAGTACAGAATTAAGACACATGGAGTATATGGCCATATTTTTGACGTTCAAGTGAAAAAATGGTATGGCTGGGTACTTGTTAAGAGGTTTAAGGCGGATGTGAGTTCTAACGACACGATGATAGACAATATTTATTACTGTGAAATACTATCCAAGGAACTTTTGGAAAAATTGGAGGAGGAATTATGAAATCAAAACAAGTATTATCAGTCGAACAGATGGAACATTTGCAGGAGCTTGGGTTGGATACAAGCGATGGAAGCATGTGTTTCGAGTGGAATGAATCAGATGCAGACAACATGGTTGTAACCTCTCCGGATGCCGATACGAATTACGACTATTATCATGAAACTTACACTTTGCAGGACATTCTCGATAAGCTGCCGCGATACATAAATGTCTTCTGTATAACGTATAAGCTGTGCGTTAAGCCTCTTTTTGCTTGTCCTTGGGCTATAAGTTATCAAAAAAGCATGTCTGAACCATTCATCGTTAAAGTTTCCGGAAATCTATTGGATGCAGCCTACGAGATGCTGTGCTGGTGTATTAAAAACGGATATGTTGAAAAGGAGGGTAAATAATGAAAGCGAGAATAAAAGAGACTGGAGAGATTGTAGAGGTTGAAGGCTTATTCGACGTTGGGACTGCCTTAGTGAAAGGTAGGTATTTCAAAGTGTCAGAACTCAACTTCTTTGATAATTTTGAAACTATTGATTGGGAGCAAAGGCGTTATGAATTGGCAAAATCCGCTATGCAAGGGTATTGTATTGCTTTAGGAATAAACGATGACAGTGAAACTTATGATGATATTGCAATAGGTTCCTTGAGAGCAGCCGATGCACTAATAAAGAAATTGAAAGGGAAATAACCATGGAAATAAAGAACGGAATAATAATAGACGGAGTGCTGCATGAAGCGGTGCAAGATTATGTTCATTGCGCCTTATGTTCTCTATACGAGAAATGCGCAGAGGTGGACTACGCAGCATGTATGACAGATTTGTTTAGCTATGGCGGTTTTATCAATCGTGGCAAAGTAACAGATATTAAGATAGATAAGGAGGAATGACTATGGGATTTACAACACCGTGCTTTATAAGAAAAAGTACACCGGAGCTTCGGAAGAAGTTGGAGGAGTTGGGATATAGATTATTTGGGGCGGAACTTAACGAAGATTTATGTATTTTCACTGAACCCGAATACAGTCTATATAGTGTTGAGTTTTTCAGTAACATTCCACATCCTGACGAAACCGATAGTGTTGATTGCGGAACCAACGAAGAGCTTTTATTGGCTATTGCTGCATTAAGGGATGATACAGATAAGTTTCAATGGTTTACCGATGGAAATAAATGGATTTTGTGTCCTGAAATCAAGTTCTCTACCTATTGGGCTTACAATGATGTTGACATTAACACAGATACCATTCACAAGGCTACCGTAAACGAACTGATTGAACACTTTAAAGTATGAAGAAAATAATTATCCTTTTGGCAACAGTTGCACTATTCGGGTGCAATAACTCTGGAGAATACCCTATAGAACACCGTACAATTGAGGGAAGCGTGACTTATCTCAATGATAGTATAGTGATTATCTGTACCCATAAAAAGGGGCTTGACAACTACGAAACGAAGATTATTAATTTGAAAAGACAATAGCTATGACCGAAGAACTCGTAACATTAGAGACAGCGAAGCTGCTGAAAGATAAGGGCTTCAATTGGAAGTGTGAACACATAATAGACCGCAATAAGGTTATTACAAAATATGACCTTCCGCAAAGTATGTCGTGTTGTACGGAAATAGATGACGAACCTATTGAATTTTTGTGTCCAGTGTTGTATGTTGCTCAAAAGTGGCTGCGTGAAACCAAGAAGCTACACGTTGAAGTATCCTATATGTATGGAGACTATTGGATATATGATATACTAACAATACCGAACCATGATTTAGTGGGATTATCCGACAGGCCTTTGGTGCATTATAAAAGCTACGAGGAAGCACTTGAAGCCGGAATACAAGAAGCATTAAAACTTATATGATTATGAAAGCAAACCTAATATTTTTTCTTGCGATATTCATCATATCAGCATTATTCATCGGTCACTTCCGACTGACATTCTCACCGTTCAGTGTATCCTTTCTCTATTGGCATAGGACTGTAGGAGTTATTCTTATCGTTGCAGGATGCTTGGTTTACAACATAGGTGAGCATATATCAGGCTACAAGAAAGGACTGGATGAAGGTATGGAGATTGTTTTGAAAGAGTTAAAAAAAAGATACAATGAAGAAGATAATGTTCAATGATAAATACAGTCTAACCCAGGCTGTATTGGATGGTCGGAAGACGCAGACAAGAAGAATCATTAAGTGTCCGAAAGCATATCAAGAAAATCCTGCTGGATGTTTTAGGATTACTGAATCAGATGATGTTAGCCCCCTTTTTGAGATTCTTGTATATGATAAGGACTGTAATGACTTTGTTCCAATGTTTATTCAGCCGAAGTACAAGGTTGGTGGAGTTTTTGCCATTGCACAATGTTATGAAAGTTTAGGGATGAATCCCGAAATTGCACTTAATGATAGGGACGGAATAGGATTTTATACTAAAACTAAATTCGCACCCGGTTGGAAAAATAAAATGTTTGTCCGCGCTGACCTCATGCCCCATCATATCCGCATTACCAACATCAAGATAGAACGGTTGCAAGGCATTTCCGATGAAGATTGCTTTAAGGAAGGAATTTTTAAATGGGATGCTGGACAAAAGGATATTCCTTTTTATTCATTCCATTACGCAGATATACCCGACTACAATGATCCTCGTGACGCATTCGCAGAACTGATAGATAAAGTCTCCGGCAAAGGTACATGGGCATCCGATCCTTATGTTTTCGTATATGAATTTGAACTGATTGATTAAAAACGAGAAAAGATATTGATTATGAAACGTGAAATAAAATTCAGAGGAAAAAGCACTGATACGGGGAAATGGATATATGGATTTCTCTCTTTTTTCTATACTGCCGGAAGGGACGAAAACGGACTTATCCTCACAGACAAGGCAAAGATATATTCTCCGGAAGACTGCCGGTGCGATGACGTATGGGCTGAAACTGTTGGTCAGTTCACGGGAGTTAAATACAATGATAGAGAAATATATGAGCATGATTTGGTTGAATGCGCTGGTGTACTATGTGAAGTAGTGTATAGTGATAAAATCGGTTCTTTTGTGCTATTAGAAGTTCTGTCTCAAAATCTTGGAAATAAGCCAATAGGACAAATGATAGATATGTTCGGGATTAGATATGTAGGTAATATTTACGACAGCCCGGAGTTATTGAAATAAAACAACCATGAGTAAATACATGAATTGGGAACTCTACGATAAACCACCTGAGGGTTTCTCCATTGACAAGCATACTGGTTCTCCTTTGACCGGATACGACTTTTACACAAACGGGAAAAGCGTCTTAAACGGAGGAGTAAGAATTCTTGTAAAAGCTATGAATGTTCATGTTAACGACATAACAGATAACCATCACCCCGTGAAAAAATCTATCCCCAATAGCAAAGAACCTAAACAAGACCCGATGATTAACCGTAATGTGCGTCAACGGGTAAATGTCTTTGCACGCGAGAGGTTTAAAGTAAAGCTACTACAAGAAATAGAATTTGATTTAATGGTGTGTCAACTCGAAGGCTGGAGTATGGGAAGCTACGTCAATGAGCTTAAGCAATTGATTGATGATGTTTATCGGAGAATGGTTAAGACAAAGAAAAGGAATAGCAAGACTATCAGTAACCCAAAACTTGAATTTAAAGATGAATGAATTATATATACCTCCACAGCGATTAAACCGCAACCCTATTAACGGGCGGTTTTTAAAAGGAAGTATCCCTCATAACAAGGGGAAGAAATGGGATGATTACATCCCTTCGCATAAAAGGGAAAGTATGATTAAAGGATTAGCTTTAGGGAGAACGGGAAACCCTAATATAGCGGGCTGCAATGCAAAGAAAGTAGTAGCCATAAAGAGCGGACGGTTACAAGGTGTTTTCCAGTCCTCTAACGATGCGGAACGAAAGACTGGCATTTGCGCCCGTAATATCAGGAATTGCTGTTCCGGAAAGCGTAAACACGCTGGCGGCTATCAATGGTTTTGGGAAAGCGATAATAGTTGGTGTGAATTAATTATAAATGAATAATATAACCATGAGTAAATTAGAGCACATCGCCACAATTGATTACTGCTACTGGAGATTAAACAAGCTCAAAGAACAGCTTTCCAAGCCTAAATCGACTATAGAGCAGTTGGTTGATAAAGTCTGCGGTTATAATGAAGTGGAAGAAGTGAAAAAGGAAGCTATAACCCTTTTGGAACAGATTGTTGAAAGTAAAAAGGCTATCGGTGTGAATTATTCGGGAGATAGCAAGTTCCTTGATAAATTAAAGAACAAAGAAACACATGAGTAAACTATACAAAGTAACCCTCTTCGGTAAATCATTCATTATAGGATGGTTCAGCCATGCGGACAAGTGGTATCATAAATTTAGTATAATATATTGAACCAATGAGAAGAGCAGACAGAATAATCAGAGACAAGTGTAAGGACGATATATCTAAGGCTGGCTAAGTATGGACTTACAAAAGTTAAATGCAGATAACATGAAAGAGAATAATATTTTAAACAAAGAGATTTATACAGAGGCTATGATAGCAGCCTCTAAGGTTGATTTCCTTGAGAGCAAGGAAGAGATTAAGATGTATGCTACTTCGCTGTATAACGCGATGATATGGGGTAGAAAAGTAAAATATTAAGTTTTTTATTTGGTGTTATAGAAATTAGAGGTATATTTGCAGCGTTCAACTTTTATCCAAAGGCAAGCGGAAGCCTGCCATAAGCGGGCATTTTTTATGCTTGCGAGTTTGACGCTACAATATAGTGGCTGCCACCCCCATAGGTATAGTTAATGCTATATCTGCCTTTGGATAGGTTGAACAATGGGACAGGGCAGCCTTTTTCTTTGCCCTATCCGAAAAGCCGGATATGGGCAGGCTACCAGCCCTATAATGCCAATAAAGTTCAATAAATCTATGGCACAGTTAAATGGAAATTACTTAAACGGCACAAACATTGCTGTATTGGGTACGTCTGCTCACGAAACGAGCGAAATTATGGTTTACGAACACCCTCTATTCGGTAAAGTTCGCATGTTTATAAAAAATGAAAAGGCTTGGTTTTGCGGAATGGATATTGCAACCTCTTTGCAGTATTCAAATACGCGTGACGCTATCGCAAGACACTGTAAATCACAGGGCGTCGTGATTCACGACGTCATAGATTCAATGGGAAGAACACAGCAAATGAAGTTTATCAGCGAAGGTAACATCTACCGGCTAACCGCCAAAAGCCAAATGCCGAAAGCTGATGAGTTTGAGAGTTGGATATTTGATGATGTTGTCCCGTCAGTAATTAATACCGGGAGCTATTCTCTCCAACCCCAACTTCCAAATTTCAATAATCCGGCAGAGTCTGCGCGGGCATGGGCGGACCAATACGAGAAGAACCAAATGCTTTCTTTAGAAGTAAAGAAGAAAGAAGAGGAAAAACAGGCTATCATAGAGGAAACAAAACCAGCTGTAATATTCAAAGACTGCGTGACTGGCTCAGCTACAAACATTCTTGTAGGAGACCTCGCAAAACTCATTACCCAAAACGGATATAACATCGGAGAAATAAGGCTTTACGACTGGATGGTAGAGAACAAATACCTTATCAGAAAGCAAAGATACAGCAAGTCGAAGGATAAATACATAAATGACTATATGCCCACACAGCGGGCTATCGAAATGGGATTGTTCTTTGTAAGGGAAAGACCCATAGTGTCAGGTGATAGTCCCATATTCATAAAACATACATGTTATGTGACCGGGAGAGGACAAGTATATTTCTTGAATAAGTTTAAAACATTAATAGGAGCATAATTATGAAAAGAGATGCAAGAACTCCGTTTTATGACATTATGTGCAGGGTAGAAGAAGATTGTACCTTAGCTATCTATTTTAATAAAGTTATTAACGAACTCGATATAGTAAAGATATTATTTGCTCCAAAAACATTTGAAGATACCAAGGAAGAAAATAGAGACTTTGCTGAACGGTTTTATCAGAGTTGTTTATGGGAACTGTGGTTTTATCGCTCTTTATCAAGGCTTCATGAATGGGATGATACCCTCAATAAATACTTTTCTGAATACGAAGGGAAGTGGAAATTTTATGCTTGTTCAAAAAGGATTGAATCTATCAACGAATATGGAGGTGAAGAATCAGATTACAATGAGGACGGCAGCATAAGAACTTTAAACCTAACCGAAGATGATTTGAGACATCATACAGCTCTTGGTGAAATGGTGCAAGATGATTGGAGGGATATTGTGCAAGAAACTACCTGTGCCGATTTACAGTACATGATTTCTTGTTTGAAAACTCATGCAAGTTTTTCTTTATCCGATGCTTTTAAGGAATGTTTCGGAAAAGAAATTGCTACTTATAAGCAAGATGAAAACGGCAATATGGTTCCAATGAGTTTTGCGGATAAGGCTATGGATAAGGCAGTAGAGCAATATACGGCTGACGGAATGGCTATTGGTATTACATTGGTTTGCGAATTTATCCAACGCATAATCAGGGATATTAGGGCAATGGATAAGTTCAGTGACAATAGAGACAAACTTATCCAAATACACAAGGACGTAAGAAATATCCTTGATTTTAACCTCGATGAAGTTTCCTATGTAGAGGAAATGCTCGAAGAGGAACGTAAAAACAAATAACATCAAGCTTTGCTCGCTTTATAAACGAGGTGGGCAAGCTTTATTCAATTCGTTCCCAAACTACAAAATTATAGTTTGGCTGATTTACAACGAATTGCATTTTAAATAAAAGACTAAACAAATATTCATCATGGAAAGAAATACAACACCCGCTAAGAAGAAATACGACCTTAGCGCAATAGACGAATTATTCAAACATAGCATAACACCCGAAGAACTTAGAGGGGAGCTTATCGAACTGGTGTTTGATTACGCACAATACGTAGAAGAAGGCGCTACCGACTTGTTCAAATGTCACATGGGTACGCTATATGTGCTATATAAGGCTTTAGAGGATGTAAAAGAATTAGAGACACCAAGCTAATGCCCTCGCCAAAACGGCAAGCGGTATAACCCAATGGAGAACCCGTTCAAAGCGTTCTAAACGTTCCATTGGATAACCCGGAAAAGGCGGCAATAGTCCATGTAAAGGACATTGTCCGCCAATTCAAGCAGTTCATCTATGTAATCCCTTTTTCGCATCACGTTCAAGTTTTCTACGTTGTTGGCGGTTTATACCATTTGCTATGGCAAGGCTGTTCAGCGTCTCTTTCTGTTCGGGAGAAAGCATGTTATATACTTCTTCCCGTGATTTGCCTGATAAAATGGCTTGTACTATTTTCCACATAAGCTACGTCTACAATGTTCACACAAAAATTTCTTCGCTACCGGGAACATCTTCTGTCCCACATATCCGCTAAGGTACTGCGCCTCTTCCCCGTATGGGTCGATGCCGAACGCCCGTGAGATATGCCGGCATAGATGCCCCTTTTCATGGTCGAAAGAGTTTTGAAACTCTGCCGGGGAAGAGGTAAGGGCTATAACCATTACGGTCTGTCTGTTCCGGATATTGGAGTAAGTGATACCCGTATTCAGATTGCAGGAGCGCATGTTCTTATAGGCATTCACCAAATCCATCCCCCTGCATCCTACCCGCTGAAGGTCGGCGATGATATGGTCGGTATAATAGCAGTCCACCGCATAATATACCCTTACTTCCCAATCATAATCCGGTATGTAAAATTCCTGTATTATCATAGGCTACATCATCTGTTCCCACATGATAGGATTGCCGGAGCCTATGCAGTCGGCATAGAACCGAGTGAAAGGCATTCCATTGTAAGCGTCCACATCATCTATGTAATCCTTAATGAACAATGCGAGATGGGCTTCGTCAGTGATAGAACTTTTGTAGTAATCCGACTTCGCCATGTTTGCCACGTAAACGCTGTCGTACCCTGCATCCTTCTCCAGGTTTACACTGTACTTTTTCAGAAGCTCCTCTACCTGCTCTTTGCTGATTGGCTCCAGCTTTTCTTCTTTACCCGTAGATTTATTTTCCATCTTCATGCGGGAAACAGCCCATAGGCACATCTTCTTGCTGAAATGCCATCCGTACTGGCTGAGATAGTCAGCCATTGCAGGCGGTATTCTGTCGTATGTATCTAATCTTTGTTTCATATTTTCCTGATTTTAAGTGATTGGCAAAAGAGGGGAATAATCCCCTCTCCATTACATGAACTCTCCGTTGGCGCGTCTGCGTCTGCGTTCGCCCATATCATCACCGTAAGGCTGTGAATCGCGGCGTTCGTTGTAAACCGGATATTCCGGGAAGTAACCCGGCATACGGCGTTCGCCCATATCTGAGCCGCCGCTATAGCTTCCACCGCGTGAACCACCGCTGTTCGTCTTGATTGAAGACATACGTTCTTTCCATAGAGATTTATATTTTGTATTACGGTCAAAATCAACCGCATCACAAAAGTATAAATACCGATACTGCCATGAAATCAGTTGTTTCCCAACGCTTTCCTAATGTTTTCCCAATATATTCTCAACATTTTCCCGCCTTCCATACGTTCTTGAAAATTGGAAATCATGTAGTTTATCGCGCGTTTGGTCTTGTGAATTTTAGGAGCTATCTGTGAAGGGTACATTCCCCTTTCAACAAGCAACTGTACAAGCAGATAGCGGGCGTCTACGGTTTCCGTATCCTTATCCGAAGACAGTATTCGGCTGGCGGGTATTTCGGTCTCCTGCGCCACGAGATTAATTGTTTCGGCAAAGATTTCTGACTTACACATAGTTTTTCTGAATTTTATATTTATCTTTGCCCTGCCACATAAAATATTTGATTATATACGAACAAAGCATAAGATACCGTGTTGAAGATATTAAAGCCTCCAACGTGCGGTGTCTTATGCTTTTTTCAAATTTTTATGTGGCAATAATTATTTGAACGTTGGGGGCTTTCTTTTTACTCTAAGCCCCGAAAGAGTGTCAGCTACAAGCCAACTTCTACATCGTTAATTTCTTTCTTATCTTTATGGTGAGCCAAACAATTACGAATAAAACACATGTCAGATTTATCGAAATGCTGGCACCACCGTAATTGATTTTAAACTTTTCCCACCATGACAGTTCCCTCTCTACCGGATAAGGCTTGGGCACTTCAATCCTTCTTATCTTTTCGATAAAATACGGCATTTTGACCGTTACCGTAGCATGAGGATAAATGCCCAATGAATGGTTCAATATCCCGTTGCTAAATGAAGCATAGCTGTAGGCATACGGATTGCGAAGGAATGACGTTGTATCGGCAACAGATACGCTGTCCTTGTACGGTATCAGCTTCTCTTGAAATGTAGTGTCATGGTATATTATGCTGTCAAGAACCTTTGTTTCAACGGGCATATAAACAGTCCTCGTTCTACAGGAACACACCGTCAACACAAGAAACACTATATACACTAACTTCTTCATAACTTCAACAGATAATGATTAACAACCACGCCTGCACATATTGCGACAGCTCCACACAGCAAGTCTATTTTGTTCCACTTGCCGTTATAGTAGTGGCAACGGTCGCTGTTCTCCTTGATAAAGAGCATCAGCAGTGCAGTACTGCCACCGAATACTATGGCGGTGGATAGATAGACCACCGCACCTAAAATGTTATTTTTCATATTATAAATAATTAAACAATTAGTAAAGCACTATACCGTAGCTCCATTGGCATCTGTCCATGAAGAACCGTTCCACCATACAGGCTTATTTATTGTCTTATCGAAATAACAGAACCCAGCCAAAACATTTTGTGGTCTTTCTCCTGTTATCCCTGACCTGACAACAGAAGACGGAGTACCGCTTGCATCCAACCATGATTTTCCATTATAGGCATATGTGTTTCCATCAACTACTACCATATCGCCTATTATCCATTCTCCATATTGAGGTATCTCTCTTAAATAAGCGATACAATTAATGCCGTTCTTTATATACTTAGAACACTCATTGTATTTATCTAAAGAGGAAGATAATGTTTTAAAAATACGGTTGTTCAAGGCATTACCGGTGTCAAAAAACAGATAACCATCCTCTCCATTGTCCCAATATTCATTGACTGTATGAAATTCAAAATTATCTAATCCGAGAGAATATTTGTAATCTATTACATCCTTATTTTTGTGATAAAAAAGCAACGTTCCATAATGTATGTCACTAAAATCCTTAGACAAACATATTGTCGCAATATATTTCTGCTCTTCAAACGGTTTGGGAGTAGCATTAAAAACCACTTCGTTCAGTTTAACGCCTGCCTTTCTCATATCATCATAAAGGTAAAACACATCATATTTTGAACCGGACAAATCCCTTATAGCCAAATCCGATTCAAACCATGCAGGCTTTGCCGTGATACTATTTAACTCAGAAGTGTAACCATGTGGCTGGCAGATGTCCGTATAGCTGACGTTTGACAGTAAACACTCACCGGCTGTATTAAAAAATTCTCTGTAGGATGAAGACTTTACCCTTGCGTTGTTTAGAATAATCTTTGGAGCGGTATCACATTTTGCATTATCCCAAAAAATATCATAAACAGTTTTAGGTATTAGCCCAAAATCCAGATGCAATGAACCGGCAATAATGACATCATTAAGAACTAATTTGGATAAAGCACAAATCTTATTCCCATATAGCATGTAATCTGTATCATCAGCTATAGTTATCAAGTTCCTATTATGTTTCCATATCTTTGAAGCAACCATAGTCAATGAAGAATTAGTCAGTATATACCCTTTGGCCTCTTCGTCATGATGATTGATTATCACACCCTGACTTCCCCGCAGTTCGAAACCGCAGTTAACGCAATTAGATGCGACAAATCCCTGGGAACCTTCTATCTTTATCTTACATCCATGGATACCGTCCAACCTACAGCCATCACCTTTGCCGATAACAATATCGTCAAATTTCCGAACTTCATTACTCAGTTCAATATCATGTATATTTTTAAAGTCAATATAGTTAACATCATTCGGAGCATCTTCGATATATCCGCCATAGGTTAATAAAGTATTTGACAGTTTAATTGCCTTTACATTGGAAATCTCATGATTGTCAGCAACAAACATAAACTTAGATCTTGTACCAAAAGAATCATTTATAACAAAATTCTTTATATAAGAGCCTTGAACTTTACCTGTATTGGTATCATCGTACATCCGGTTTTGGGAAGAAACAGAAAAACAAAAATCAAGGCTATTTATCGGAACAAGTATCGAACCGTTAAAATCTATTGAAACATTTTTATCAACATAGATGGTCTCCTTTATAAAATAAAGTGTTGACCATGGGAAAACAATCTTAAGATTAAGGTTATAATGATTATCTGCTTTCCATTTATTTATCGTATTCAATACAAACGACAAATCATAACCATAATTTCCATCTTTTTCTATTGTAGGAAGAATACAGCTGGATAAATCCATGACAGCACTGTAGGCTCCGAACTGCACATCTTTAAATGTAAAATTTCCATCAACACCAAAATTCTCAATGTGAGCTTTTGAGTTAATTTTTCCATTGCTCAAACTACCGCCATTAAACAGTATTTTAGTCCTTCTGGGAAGATTTATGGTTTTACCATCTAAATCAAAATCATATCTGATTTCATATATAGTATCAGACTGATTTATCATTTCCTGGGTAAGTATATTTTTACCATTTACAATATTCCTACGCAATATCTTATACCCCTTGCCGCTGAATCTGTCAGGACTAAAAGCACGGTCGGCAAATTTTAAAACACTTAAACTTTCCCCTTTGTCTACAGACACAAGGTCTTCGTCATCCGCAAGATTGTTTATTGTACCGCCACCACTTGCGTTAATAAACTGCTTGGTCGATTCGGACAGCATATCAGGAGTAACACGCTGGGAACTGAAATTTGAAATTGCATCACTTTCCGCATCCTTTATTTTGTCGATGGCTTCATCTCGGATATCGGTCAATTTATCTTCATTTGATTTCCAGTTCTCGATATTTTCAAATGCTCCACCTGCAAATTCCCATGTCTCCACAAGTCCGCTATTGTTCAAGAATGACACCTTTAGCCCGGCTATTCTTATAGTTTCCGGAACTTGAACAATAGCATCTTCTAATGTATATCTATTACTGCCATCAATCCCGGATGAAGGATGATGAATAGAAACATTATACTCGGTTATATAGCTCATATATCCACCTTTTCCAGAACTAATGAAACTCTTTAGGGCGTTAGGGGTGATAGAACCGTTTCTCTGTCTTCTTGAAATGGAAACTGCTCATTACCCGTCAAAACGTCTCTTTTGGGGAGTTGTCCAATTTGTTGTCCTTTTTCTGTTTTCTCTTCCATACTACTATTTATTTTTACTTGTAAGCAATATCGGCTCTTCATTAGCCAACAACAATGGAGCGTCATTGGCTAATAATAAATACCCTTCGTCAGGAAATGGATGCGGCTTATTTCCGCCAGCACCGGGAAACCCTATGGTAAGTATGCTAATTACGGGAATGCCGATTATAGGAATGCTGATGTGAGGGATAGTGATTGGTTTCATAAGGCTATCCCTCTTTAATCATTTTCGCTTCTGACACTTTCGTAGCACTTCTTATTGTAATTTCCATACCTGCCGCTATGCCAATAAGACGAAATATCACATTGGAAGGGCCTAAGGCTTGATTGGCATTTGGGGAAAGCGGGATAGGATTCATGCCCTCGATATTGGCAAATACAGTCACCATTCCGCCCTTGTTCTTTATCTGTATGGTAACGGGATTACCGTCACTGACAAACGTTGCGTAATACGCTGTTTTGCCTTCTTCTTTTTGAAATGATAAAACTTCTGCTGCCATGATGTTTATTTTTTAGAGTTTCAATACCTGGTTTCTGTTTCCTTCTCTTCGGTGGCTGACGTGTACCCATGAGAAGTTTTTCTCATCAATAACCTGGTCAAAGGGAAGTTTCAATTCTTGTATAAGATTAAACAGTCTTTTGTTCTCTTTCGGAGTATTTGGCGTACCGACAATATCGGCAGCACACATGTTCATGTGGTCGCTCGTTTTAGAGCCGCCTACTGCTTTATTCAGAGCAGAGCAACGGTATCCGCTTGTCACTGTGATAGGTTTTCCGTAAGCCTCTCTTAACGGGTTGAGGACATTGTCAACCAACGCTTGTGCATTGGGAAGCAGTTCTTGCGGCAATCTGTTGTCTATAGCTTTCTTATCAGCCGTTTCGCTTTTAACCAGTTCTGCAATTGTAAAGTATCTCATGCTATTCCTCCTTTCTAAAATATTTGTCATAAACCACACGAGCCACCCATCCGGCAACAACACCGACACCGAATGATACAACAGTAGTCAGGTTCACCCAAAACGGTGTGTAGTGCATGTAAAGCATAACTCCCACGATGATAGCGATAACAATCGCTGCGATAATCAGTTTCTTTTTCATTTTGTTACTCCTTATCTTTAGTTATTATTTCATTCATATCTTCTTTCTCTACATCGAGCACTTTCTTTCCGAACAATCCCAACGCTTTCAGTAAGTTGAAATTATATCCCTTTGGCTTCAAGATATTGCTTATGATAGAGCAGAACTCTATGAAGCAGACAAACAAGCATGAATACACATCAATATTCCATTTATTGCCGGAAGCAATGTTTATCATCACCACCATACAGACAAAGGCAAAGTATGTCACCATTTTACCCATAGTACGGCGCACGGCACTTGAAAACCGAAATTCTTCACCCAATAGCAGGCATTTCCTTATCCCGAACATCAAATCGCATACAACGACTGAAAATGTTACTATCAGCCACGGTATCATGTGTTCCAATGACTGTGCAATAAAACTGCTTGCTATTACCGAGAAACCACCCGGTATGCTTTGGGTAATAATGTTATTCTTCATCTTATCGTTATTTGTCAATTATTCCTATCTTTGTGTCTCTTATCAAATAAGCGAACTACTGTCATTCCGTTTTGCTCGTGAGAGTAGGACGGGATTTTCATATCTTGCCGTAGTATCTGAACCATGCACCCCATTTGCGTTCTTTCAGATAGTTCGGATTATCCTGGTTGAGTTTGGCTTCCATTTCAAATGCGCTCGCACGGTAAGCGTTTTTATTGACCTTGCCGTCCCCAATCTTGCTGTCTGTAAACAAGTGGTACACGAAGCTTACAAACCATTCTGCTAAATAAAGAATGTAGTAGAATAGCGAGATAAGTAACAGCCACCATGCACTGACATTGAAAGCCAGCAATACGGACGGGATAGCCGCTATCTCCATACACTCGAAGAACTGTTTCTGATGTATCCGTTCATGACGTATGGTCGTTTCGGACAACTCCTTCAGCTTCGTAAGGATGAAGCCGAAGAGCATTATAGTTGTGTAGCCGCCAAAGAGGATGAGTTTGGCAAACCAGTTTTCATAAAATACTTTTACTCTCATAATCAAAAAAGTAAACACTTTGTTATTTTATTAATATTATTGTTTTACGCATTCATTAGAACACAACCCAAACCGAAAATCCCTGTACTATCTGCAATATCAAATACACTATCGCCATTATTAACGACAGAATCAGTTATTTCTGTAACCAAATTATTGGATATAGACACCTTTTGTGTAATAGCTCTTATTGGAGTATTATCTTCATTAAAAAGACCAATAGCAGTAGGTACTCTAAATGAATACCATTCGATATGTTGTTTTTTTATTTCAGTTCTTACTGAATCTCGATATAAATAAATAGGGATACTACTAAGATTGTAAATAAGAACAAGTTGTGTATTAATTCCTTCATGTACTAAACCATCTGCAAATGTAATATTATCAACAAGTTGTTTAATATCAAATTCTTTGCCTGCAATCAGCTTATCTCCAGCAAATAGCCCTGAGGTCAATTCTCCTATTTTTAACATAATCATTATCCTTTAATTGGTTACACAATATGCTGTATTGGCATCCTTAGAGCCAATAGTATCGTATTCGGCAGCGGTTTTCTTGGTGAGGGTGGTGAGGTTGTCGGAAACGAGTATATCTTTTACTACGAAAAAATTTGTAGCATTTGAATTCAATGCAATAAAAATTCTTTTTGTAACTAAGCTAATATTATTTGCATCGGCAATAGAAGTATAAGTATAAATAAACGAAAGTTCATAAGCTCCATTATCGGGATTGCAATATGTGTGACTCGTACTTACTTTAAAGATTTCTTTTTCTGTAATTTTTAGGAATAAAATATTATCACTTAATAATCTCTGTATAATATTTTTAAAATTATCAATGCTTCCAAATACAAGATTTATTTTTGATTCGGCTTCTCCTGCTTTAACTTCTTGATTTGAAATTAACTGTTGGTGAGCTTCATCTGTAATCGTAAGCATAATGTGTTTATCATCCACATACTTCTTCGTTGCAGGCTGGTAATCGCCCGTAGGGGTGAAACTTTCACTGTTGGTTTTGGTGAGGACGTCGGATTTTTCAGGAACTTCCGCCCAATTCCCATTCTTACGACCGTATGCCTTGCCATCAGTTGGCGCTTCGTCTATACCGCCAATCTTCCCCTGGCTTACCCATTCACCGTTCACCCATGCGTAGTAATCATAAGGGGCTTCCGTACCTACAGCCATGAACCCGTCAACTGCCGAACCATCGGGAACAGCGGATTTCAAGGCTTCAAGGGTGTCGTATTCGCCGGCTACACGGAAAGAGCTTCCCGGTTCACCCTTGCAATAAATATCCGTCTTGTCGAAACTTTCCGTATCCTTGTTGTACACATAAACATAGTGGTCTTTGCCGATGTATGTCGGATTGTTGGCAACCTTTTCGGCATCTTGTGCGGCTGTATTAGCGGCGGTGGCTTTTTCTTCGGCATTGGATGCAGCGTTGTTTGCGGATTGGGTAGCCGCTTCCGCCCCTTCTTTAGCTGCGTTGGCATCGGATGCAGCTTGTGCCGCCAGTCCTGCTTTCTCATTAGCGGAATTTGCGGCTGTCTGTGCTGCTGTGGCGTTGCTTTCTGCTTTAGTAGCGGCTGCATTTGCTTTATCGGCAGCTTCCAAAGCGGGAGCGGCTAACAATGTAAGTGGGGCACGTACAATCTTCGGCATGTCCTGCCCCTCTACTTCTTGATATGCGGGCAGAGATGTGATACCGTCCAAACTTTCCGCTTCCGGCACATCACCAATACCTTGTGAACCTTTTTTTAGTTCATCTTCTATTTCTCGTAAATCCTGTTCTGTCCAAGCCATAATTATTCCTGTTTATCGGTTGCTTCTTCCGGTTGATTGTTGATAGCACGATTGAGCGCGTCAATAAAAAAAGGTTTGCAAAAAGCATTTGCATGCTCTTGTATCAAGGATACTTCTTTATCGGTATACTCTGTCTCTTCATTGGAGTTGTATATCTTCAAAGCGAGTGCATGCGATGCGATACCGTTACCGTTCCGGTATAATACATTCGCAAAATTCTCTCTACAATCTATATTTTCACAATGCTTACGGGTAATGTCCGTAGCAATCAGTAATTGTTTAAAATTTATCTTTTTCATGAGCTTGGGTATGATTTAGTTAATCTTCCATCTTTATAAAAAGAAAGTCCGTCGATGCCAAGAGACACCTGGTATCTTGAACCACTTAAATTTGAAATCATTGACAATGACCCTGCAAAAAGGGTAGTAGACGTAGTTAAGTTGCCATCACTTGCTATATTGTCCAATTTTAATCTTGGGTAAGTAACAGAAGTACCTCCGCCTCCACTATCAAGGAATGAAATTCCACCCACATCATATCCTTTTGAATTATAAAATTTTAGGCTGTTTGAATTTGGGTTTATTTCTATTTTTGTACCTGACGAAGCGGTTGATATTTTGCCAACAATGCTAACATTCCCATTTTCGTCTATCACCAAAGAGTTGTTAGGAGTTCTTACATTTTTAAACACCCCGCTGTTTGCATTTATCTCTCCCGTAAAAGAGCCGTTATGACATTCAATAGAGCCATCTTCGTGTATCTTGATATTTCCATTGGCGGTAATTATACCTTCCAACTTAATATGTTGCGACTTTAACGTTATACTTTCCGCCGACACATTAAACAAGGACGAAGCTTTTACTCCATTTTCAAACTCCGCAGCAGCCCAAATCTTGACACCATCCGCAGTGGTTAACCATCCCGCGCTTTTGCTTTCAAGATTGGATGTTCTTTTTGCCACAGCTTCAATCTTTTCATTAGTTTGGCTTAGCTGGGTTTCAAACTTTGTTATCATATCCTCGTAGGCATTATCGGTCAATGCCAGCGAATGTATGTATATATCCCCCGTAAACTTCAACTCAAAATCGCCCGTTCCGTCCCATGCGCCGGAATACTCCTTCATTGCGTATTCCTCGCCCGGTTCAAGATGTTCGGTGAAATGCAGGTTCTGACCGGGAAATCCTATTGTCAGCGTTCCGGCTGTAGCTACCTTATACCGGAAAGAGATAAAGAACTTCTTCGGTTCTTCTCCTTCCTCATAGGTAGGCTTATTGGCTAAGTCCGCATTTGACTGTTTAATTCCGGAAGAAAGAATACGAAGCACGTTTCTATCTCCGTCTCTGATAATGGCAGCCATAGCATCCTTACGGGAATAGAACTTGTCGTTAACCAATAAGAACTTTCCGTTTACAGTAAAGAAACGAACATCGTTCTTTGTTTCCCAACCGTTCGTATTGCTTGCAAATGCCGCATTGTACAGGTAATTATCCTCTGCCTGCACCTCGTCAAGCACTTTGGAGATTTCAGAGTAAATCAAATCTTCCAATATCTTGAACTGGGTAAGGATATTCACACCCGTTTTCAGGATAAAGTCACCAGTAACTTTATTCCCATTAGGACTGAAAGCTGTCACTTCTTTACCAGTCAAAGAATAAGAATCAATCCCTGCATACTGACGGAAGCTCGGAGTATCATTCCCGTATGCTGCCAATACGATGGCGTTCTGTCTGGTCTTATCCGTCCGGTTGCCTAACTGTACAATGTCATCGCCTGCTTGTGGTGCGGCAGACCCCGTGTCACAGTCGCTCTTCGAAAGGTCTATGTAATTGTCACCTACGCTTGTCACCAACCGCCAATAGTAGGTATTAGAGACATTCTCATGTACGCCTGGCTTGATGTTGAATGTCTGGCTGCGGGCTTGGTCTCCTATTACAAATTCCTGAACAATGGTCTTTTCCCCGTCTGTGTTCTCGAAGTAACAGCGGTAAAAGGTATCGTATTCCTCTACCTTAGAACATGACATGGATGCGGGAGAAAGTATTATCTGACCGCCAACCTGGCGTAATCGCTGTATCAGCAACTCAATAAACGTGGCACTTTTGCGTGCCAACATATGGTCTACTTCCAAATAGCTGTCTCCCGTCTTGCTGTCTACTTTAATAACAAAGCCTTCACCGAGAGCACCGGAAGAAAAGTTCATGGACTGGATGTAGTCTGAAAATAATCCGCCTAAGAACTTTATTAAATAGCTGGTTTGGTCAGGTTTGGTTTTATTCAAAAACAGCTTTTCTCCAAAGGCTTTAATGATTGATTCCACTTGTTGGGTAGTTAATCCTCCACCGCCTTGCCCGCCTACAATTGAGTCTATCTGATTCTGTATCTTTTCTAAAGTTCCTACCGCTTTGTCATTGCGAAGGGTAATATCATACGTTGGGATGAGAGCGTCTCCTTCCTTTATTGTAAGGCTGTCAATAATAATGCTCCCGTTGATGTTTAAGTCTTCATCCTCGAATAACATTAAATCACCTTCCTTTATACTGTCATGCAGTTCCGGGTGACGCGCCATAAATATTTCGTCTACTTTAGGCTCGTAAGTATATCTTACATAATCATTTTTTGCAAGATATTCTTTGGAAGCTGTTAGCAATCTTTGGGAAGCGGCTTTTATATACACATCCGGCATATCAATACCCAAAAGCACAAATTTATCTCCGGCTTTGATAGTAAAATCCTTATATGGGAAATAAAGATTCAGCCCTTCATCATAGACTCTGTTGCATGTCAAGACCCACATGTCACCTTGTTTTACGGGCTTGTCTGCATCTCCAAGTATTTCAAATTCACGCCCACCACACATTCCGCTTTTCATGGATATGGTGGCGGTTTCCCCTGTTAGATAATCGTTTATGTCAAATCCAATGTCTTTGAGATATATTTTGAACGGTGGGATGGTTTCCCCTTCTTCAAAGTAACCATCATCCGCGATTGGCGTATTATCCTTATTCACTGAATCGGAAGCGATTTCATCCAACGCTCCGGTAGCATTTACGATTATTCCCGCGTCTTTCAACTGCTGTGCCGTCATTCCTTCCATAGACGGATATATTTCCGGCAAAGAAGTATCGCTCCCGTCAAAGAAAACCGAACCTTCCCGAACTCCGATAATATCTATGTTTTTACTATCAAGGTATGGGTCAAGTGTCTTTTCTGGAAAATCAGGAAGCATCAAGTTTTTAACAGCCATATTATTGGGGACTAATGCTCCGGAAGGTCTTTTGTACTTTCTTGGAACATTGTCCGTCTCAATGCCTTTTTCTATCCGCATCTTTGCGCCTATGCGGACGTTGTCCTTGTCGGCTTCGCTATTCAACAAAACGTAGCATTTCCCAAGAAAGCTACCTCTTCTCATTTTATAAGAGTGCCCATTAATTGTCACATCATACAATGCTGTGTCGGATAGGAATTTCATATAAAAAGGAAGAGTCACAACAGCGCCGTCTATCAAATGTGTATTAGGGTCATATCCGTAAGATACATCCTCGATGGGAGCTTCGACAATAGGACTTCCATATGTTGTATAATAGTTGTACGGTAAGTTTTTGGTACCACCATATGCTCTTAGGCGGGTAATTATCTTCTGTGACGAGTCCGCGGTTTTTTGTATGGAGTACAGCCCTTTTCCCTTTCCATACCCGAACATGTTTCCTACTGCAATTCCGGCAGTGCCTATTGTTATCGTTCGTCCTCTTATGATAAAATTTGCCTTAAACTCGCTATTTACCAAAGCAAGTGCGTCCCAAACGTTTATACTGCTTATTGATATGGATTTGTTAGTCTCATTAACATATTCGGGATGCACCGTAACCGTCCATTTTTGCTCTCCTTTATAGATACGGTCAAGGTTCACCTGTATTCTTTCTGCGAGAGCATTTATGCTTTCAGCGTAAAAACTGAATGTAGGTAGGGAAGAGTAGTGAATTAAGTTATCCTCTTTTACATAGTCCAGGAATTCGCATCTTGTCAGTTCATCTGCAAGAGAGTTGAAAACTACGTTCTCATATTTGAAAGCCTCTCCGTATGTATTTTTGGAGGCTTGCTTCAATTCAGTAGGGTCGTAGTTTATTTCAAATCTTTCTCCGCGATATATCAGATAGTCCCCGACTGTAAAATCAATCGGAGTGGGGGACGTAACGGTAATGTTAACGGAACAAGCTCCCATGAACTCTCCGTTATACTCTAACTTGTTAGCGACACATCGTTGCGTCTGCCCGTCTTTGCTGTATATTATAAACCGTCCCATTATGCCGTAAGAATAATTTGTGTTTTAGGGTCGGTTACCCGAAATGCAGTGTTGAAAGTTACGACATCTCCCTCATCCGTCTTGCGGACAAAAAGGTCGGGTTTTATAGATTTAAAATAAACCCCCTGTCTGCCTATTTGGGTATAGGTGTCATAAACCTTTAATTCTGTTCCGTAACCGTCTTTCCCTATCAGATAGTCCAGGAAGGCGACAATTTTTTCATTGGCTGTTCCCATATCACCTTTATAGGCAAACTCTATTTCTATGTCATAGGCTTGCACGTAGAGTTCTTCGGGGAAAAAAGTGTCTTCTCCGTCTTGGTCTAACCAGTCCCTTTTGGGCAAATCCTTAATATCTCCATATACAGTAAAAGGGAAGTCCTTGCACACAATCCCCCATTGGGATTTGGTGTCAATAACAGGACTCCCCAGCTTACTTTTCTGAAAATAGATACTGTAAGGCTTTGCCATGTGTTATTTTGAGTTTGTGTTGTAAAAAAACAAAAAGAGCCAATCAACGGCATATCCGTTAATCAGCTCTTTGGCTTGTATTATCAATACTGCAAATATATGGTGTATTTTCTAAATAATCAAGTAAAATATTAGAAAATTGATATGGTTCCCCGGCTTACATTATATTTGCAATGAATACTATCTGTCGGGTGACACGATTTTCATGTAGGGGTTCTTTATCCGCTTCTCCTTGAGTTTCTTTTCAAGTTCTTCCATCCTTTCATACATCAGTTCAATATCTTCGGATAGGCGCAATAATTGAAGTTTGAGGAGCTTGTTCTCTTTCTGCAAGTTATATATCTTTTCTTCCATGATGAATATTTGTTTTAGTCGTTATTCCTGCCACCTGCCCGCCAGCCGTATTACTGGCGGGGTATCATAACGTGAACGTTGGTCGAACCTCAACGTGCATCTATGCTAACATGTGGCAATATTTCCTTATTAAGGCTTCTAAGGTCGAAATCTGACTTAGAGGCGCTTGGGTTGTATTTTGATATAGACATAGAGGCAAGAAGCGCCATTATTTCCAGCTTCTCCTGCTGTATATCGAGTATTACTTCATCCAGTATTTCTTAATTCTTCCATTTTCGTTTTGGATATAGTTGTGGCTGTCGGGCATTGGAACCGACTGCCGGATGATTAAAATAGCGTGATTAGTATTTTTTCATGCAGCTAACGAATAAGGCTATGATAGATATAAGGACGCCTACAATGGCAAATATCAAATTCCAATTGATAGGATTGTGTAAGTTGGGGTTAACGGCAAGATAGTGCTTACCCTCTTCGGTGAGTTTGACATTCCATACATGACCGCCAACTACATAATTAGCCTTCACCAATCCTTTTCTTTCAATAGAACGGATGGAAGCAGTAAATACATGCTGTGGATATGTTGCCGGGCATTTCCCGCCAAACTCCGCAACAATCCGGAATGCTTGTTTCTCTTCCTTTGTTAATTTAATCCGTTCCATAACCTACTCGTTTTCTGCAAATTTACTAAATACTACGCAAATATGTGTTGTTGTGCTATACTATTTTATAGGCGAAATCTTTCTGTCAGAAGGTTTTCCGCCAAATAGATGGTTGATGTAGGCAAGACCTTTTGGTTTGCAAAACACCTTTTGGCATAATATGTCAGGGTGGTTGTCTCTGCGTATTGGCGGCAACAGCGTCATTTCAAAGTAGCCTGCG